GGCGGGGCGGCATCACGAACCCCGTGAAATTTTTTTCAAAAAGTAAAAACCCAGCGGGTCACTACTTCCTTGTTGCACAATTTCCTTAAGTTCCGGTACACTGTGGCCCACTATGGAACAAGCATTCGCTCCATCCGTAGGCACGGTTGTCACCGGTGAAAGTGCACTCCCAAACTGGCTGTCGTGCCCGGACCCGCCAACACCTCGCCCCACGAAGGCTGCGAGAGAGTTGCTGCACATCGAATACGAGCAGATATTCGAGCGGGTGATCGAGGACATCTATCGGGGTCGATCCCTGCAGTCGCTCATCGAAGGTGATCCAAGGGTCATCTCGTATGAGGACTTCCTGCGCTGGGTCAAGCGTGACCCGCAGCGCCATGAGCGGTTCAAGGAAGCGCAGGAGATGCGCACGGAGTTCTTGGCCGGGGAGATCCTTGAGATTGCCGATGGTGTTGAGTCGGTTGACCCCACCTCGAACGACACGGTAAACCGGGACAAGTTGCGCATCGACACGCGCAAGTGGCTCATGGGAGCGCACAACAAGAAGCGTTACGGTGAGACCAAGCAGATTGAACTCGGGGGCACGATCTCGATCACTGAAGCGCTGGCGCAGGCCCAGGCCCGGGTGATCGAGGGTGAGGTCATCGACGTAACCCCTCGACTGGAGAACGACTGATGCAGAAGATGCGCTACTCGCCGGAGGAGGAGCAGCTTCTGATGTCGCAGCTTTGGAGTCCGTCCATCAAGGACGATCCGGAGACGTTCGTGCTGTTCGCGTTCCCGTGGGGGCAGAAGAACACGCCGTTGGAGCACTTCAAGGGGCCACGGGCGTGGCAGCGCAGGACGCTGCGCCGGATACGGGACTTCATCAAGGAGAACCGAGGGCGGCTGACTCAGCAGGAGTTGATCGAGGCGCTGCGCAGGGCCGTGTCGTCGGGCCGGGGCGTGGGGAAGAGCGCACTGGTTAGCTGGTTGATCCTGTGGATGCTGAGCACGCGGATAGGCAGTTCGGTCATCGTCAGTGCCAACTCGGAGAACCAGTTGCGCAAGGTCACCTGGGGCGAGTTGACCAAGTGGGTCACGATGGCCATCAACGCCCACTGGTGGGAGCCCACGGCCACCAGCCTGAACCCCGCTGCGTGGTTGACTGAACTTGTCGAACGGGATCTGAAGAAGGGCACTCGGTACTGGGGCGCTGAGGGGAAGCTGTGGTCGGAGGAGAACCCTGACGCCTATGCCGGTGTGCACAACATGGACGGCATGATGGTGATCTTCGACGAGGCCAGCGGCATTCCGGACTCGATCTGGAGCGTGGCGGCGGGCTTCTTCACGGAGAACATCCTCGACCGGTACTGGTTCGCGTTCTCCAACGGACGGCGCAACACCGGGTACTTCTACGAGTCGGTGGACGGCAACAAGCGGGACTTCTGGGAGAGCGAGAAGATCGACGCCCGCACAGTCGAGGGCACCGACAAGAGCATCTACCAGCAGATCATCGAGGAGTACGGCGAGGACTCCGACGAGGCCCGGGTCGAGGTCTACGGTGACTTTCCCAAGAGCGGCCAAGACCAGTTCATCGCGCCGCATCTGGTGGACGACGCCATGAAGCGGGAACAGTGGAAAGACATGACCGCGCCAGTCGTCATCGGCGTGGACCCAGCCCGGGGCGGCATGGACAGCACCGTGATTGTCGTGCGCCGTGGACGCGACATCGTGTCAATCAAGCGGTTCCGAGGCGACGACACCATGACCACAGTCGGACACGTCATCGACGCCATCGAGGAGTACCGGCCAGCACTGACCGTCATCGACGAGGGCGGGCTCGGCTACGGAATACTTGACAGGTTGACCGAGCAGAAGTACAAAGTGCGCGGGGTGAACTTCGGCTGGAAGGCCAAGAACCCCGTGATGTGGGGCAACAAACGCGCCGAGATCTGGGGAGCCATGCGCGACTGGCTCAAATCGGCCAGTTTGCCGCAGGACAGGCTTCTCAAGGCCGACTTGACCGGCCCGATGAAGAAGCCCAACTCGGCGGGCACCATATTTTTGGAGGGCAAGAAGGAAATGAAAGCCCGTGGCCTAGCCTCACCCGACGCAGCAGACGCGATTGCGGTGACGTTTGCATTTCCTGTTGCTCATCGAGAGTATGTTGACCGCCCGCGTACCATTACAATGCGCGACCGAGGCATGATGTCTGCCAGTTGGATGGGCGCGTAATGACCAAAAAATCCGTGTCTTTGAGCGTTGGCCGGGGCGAGAAGCGTCCTACCAGCCAAGGCGCGGGTTTGACGGCCAAGGGGCGCGAGAAGTACAACCGCGAGACGGGCTCCAACCTTAAGGCGCCAGCCCCGAACCCCAAGACCGAGGCTGACAAGGGCCGCAAGGCGTCCTTTTGTGGGCGTATGCAAGGGGTCGTTGACAAGGCCAAAGGCCCTGCAGAACGCGCCAAGGCGGCGCTCAAACGGTGGAAGTGCTGATCATGGCTACAAAACCCGGTCTCTATGCCAACATCGCAGCTAAACGCGAGCGAATTGCTGCTGGCAGCGGCGAAAAAATGCGCAAACCGGGCACAACAGGTGCTCCGACGGCCAAAGCCTTCAAAGAGTCCGCCAAGACGGCGAAAAAGGGCAAGTAACCATGCCACTCGTCAAATCAGCGTCTCCAGCGGCCTTTCGCAAGAACGTAAAGGCCGAAATGGCGGCTGGAAAGCCCCAAAAACAGGCCGTGGCCATTGCGTACAGCACCCAGCGTGCTGCGCAGGCCAAATCAGGCTCAAAACCCGCGCCAAAGGGCAAGAAGTAACATGGCTGATTACACCGGCATCACATCGGCTGCTGCCGTGGCCAACGGCGGCGGCGCCAAGAACAAGTCTGACGCGGACGTCCTCACCACCGCCCGCCAGCGGCTGAATCAGGCCATTTCTGCCTACAGTGAAAGCCGGGAAGACGAAATTGACGACCTGCGGTTTTACGCAGGCAGCCCGGACAACCACTGGCAGTGGCCAGCGGACGTTCTGGCCACCCGTGGCGCGGTGCAGGGGCAGACGATCAACGCTCGGCCATGCCTGACCATCAACAAGCTGCCGCAGCACGTTCATCAGGTCACCAACGACCAGCGGCAGAACCGCCCCAGCGGCAAGGTGATCCCTGCTGACGACAAGGCTGACGTCGAGGTTGCGGAGATCTTTGACGGCGTGGTGCGGCACATCGAGTACATCAGCGACGCCGACGTTGCCTACGACACCGCTTGCGAGAACCAAGTGGCGTTTGGCGAGGGCTACATCCGCTTGCTGACCGAGTATTGCGACGACGATACGTTCAATCAGGACATCAAGATCGGACGGGTGCGCAACTCGTTCTCGGTCTACATGGACCCGCTGATCCAAGATCCGTGCGGCTCAGACGCCAAGTGGTGCTTTATCACCGAGGACATCACCCGCGAAGAGTACCACCGGCTGTACCCAAACGCCTCGCCGGCCAACACGCTGATGAGCCTGGGCGTGGGTGACCAGTCGCTGAGCCAGTGGCTCAACGAGAACACGATCCGCATCGCCGAGTATTTCTACGTCGATTACGACCGTGCCACGCTGAACCTGTATCCGGGCAACCAGACGGCGTTTGCCGGTACGCCCGAGGACAAGCAACTCAAGGCGATGTTCGGCAAGCCGCTGCGCTCGCGCCAGGCTGATCGCAAGAAGATCAAGTGGTGCAAGATCAACGGCTACGAGATCCTCGAAGAGCAAGAATGGGCCGGCAAGTACATCCCCGTGGTGCGGGTGGTCGGCAACGAGTACGAGGTTGACGGTCGGCTGTACGTCTCCGGGCTGGTGCGCAACGCCAAGGACGCCCAGCGGATGTACAACTACTGGACGAGTCAAGAGGCCGAGATGCTGGCGCTGGCTCCGAAGGCACCGTTCATCGGCTACGGCGGTCAGTTTGAAGGGTATGAGATGCAGTGGAAGACTGCCAATACCCAGAACTGGCCGTACCTTGAGGTCAACCCTGACGTGACTGACGGCTCGGGCAGCGTGCTGCCCCTGCCGCAGCGTGCCATGCCGCCGATGGCTCAGACGGGCCTGATTCAGGCCAAGATGGGGGCCGCAGAGGACATCAAGGGCACCACGGGCCAGTACAACGCCTCGCTGGGGCTGGAAGGCAACGAGCGCTCAGGCAAGGCCATTCTGGCCCGCCAGCGCGAGGGCGACACCGGGACGTACCACTATGTTGATAATCTGGCTCGGGCTGTGCGTCATGTTACTCGCCAACTGGTGGATCTGATCCCCAAGATCTACGACACCGAGCGGATCGCCCGCATCATTGGCGAAGACGGCGAGTCGAGCATGGTCAAGATGAACCCCATGCAGCCAGAGCCGGTGCGCAAGATCGTCAACGAGCAGGGCATCGTGATCGACAAGATCTACAACCCCAGCGTCGGCAAGTACGACGTGGTGGTTGTGACGGGTCCGGGCTACGCGACCAAGCGTCAAGAGGCGCTGGAAGCAATGGCTCAACTGCTGCAGACCAACCCGCAACTGTGGGCCGTGGCTGGCGATCTGTTTGTCAAGAACATGGACTGGCCTGGTGCTCAGGAGCTTGCCAAGCGGTTTGCCAAGACCATTGACCCGAAGATCATGGGCGACTCGGACGAAGACCCGGCGTTGCAAGCAGCCAACCAGCAGATCCAAACGATGGCGCAGGAAATGCAGCAGATGGCTGGTATGCTTCAGCGTGTCAATCAGTCGATGGAAGCCCAGAAGCTGGACATTGACAAGTTCAAGGCCGAAACAGACGCTGAAGTCAAGGCTTACGAGGCCGAGACGCGGCGGCTGCAGGCCGTGGCAAACGGAATGCAACCTGAGCAGGTGCAGGAGGTCGTGATGCAGACGCTACGCGACGTAATGACGGTCGGTGACATGGTGGTCAACCAGCGTGCGGCTGAGATGCCTGCGATGCCGATGGAAGGGCAGATCCAATGAGTTGCGCTGACTTTGTAGGCACGCTGTTTCTGGCCCGTGATGTGGCCCACAGCGTCCATCTGAACACCCGGTCGTTTGCCAAGCATTCGGCGCTCAATGAGTTTTACGACGGCATCATTGACTTGGCCGACAAGTTTGCCGAGGCGTATCAAGGTCGGCACGGGCTGATCGGCCCGATTACCTTGATGAGTGCCAAGAAAACGGGCAACATCATTGAGTTTCTCGAAGACTCGTTGGCCGAAGTCGAAAAGATGCGCTACGAGTGCTGCAAGAAAGACGACACGCCGATTCAGAACATCATCGACGAGATCGTCGGGCAGTATTTGTCCACGTTGTACAAATTGAAGTTCCTCGCTTAAGGACACATCATGGGACTGAAATCCACCACCGTTTGCCTGGGTTACCAGCAGATCACTTCACTGTCTGCGGCCACGGCGCTGACGGTGCCTGACGGCGCTACGTTGGCCGTCATCATTCCTGAGTCGCAGGCTGTGCGCTGGCGCGATGATGGCACCAACCCTACCAGCGCGGTGGGTATGCCTGTGGCTATTGCCACGGTGTTGAGTTACGACGGCGACCTGAAGCGCATCCGGTTCATTGAGCAGGCTGCCAGCGCCAAGCTGAACGTGAGTTACTACGCATGATCACCATCCGCACCTCACCGGCCTACGTCAACCGAGTCCGTCAGGATTGGACGGCCAATGGTGGGGTGTATGGCGATGGCGGCATCTCTGCAGTGGTGCCGGCAAATGATCCGTTTGCGCAGCTAGGTCCGACGTTGGACTTGGTTTTTGCGGGTGTTCCAACAAATCTGTTGGCCACTGCTACGGTCGATGATTACTCGTTAAGCCTTGGCTTCACGACAGAAACCTATCAAACTGCGGTTCAGTACGCTGTTTGGGAGTAAGAAATGGCCCTCGTATCTAAAGCCTTTGGCGACATCATCACCTTCACCCGAGCCAGCGGAGCCACGTGGACCAATGCGGCGGGCAATCTAGTGGGCGTGGACTTCAGTGCCACAAGCAACACGATTGGCACAGGAAGCAAGACGTTTACGCTGAGCGCTACGGCAGGGGTGAATCGCTCTTGGGCCAGTGGCGACTCTGTGCTGATCAGCGACCAGAGCAACAGCGCCAACAACATGACCGGGACGGTGACAAGCTACACAGCGGCTACGCAGACGCTGGTGGTAAATGTCACCTCAACGGGCGGCTCTGGGACAATTGCGTCCTGGCGCGTGGGCAGCCTGATGCCCCGCTTCGACTACGACCCCGTGACGCTAGCCGCTAAGGGCTTGCTGATCGAGGAGCAGCGGGTTAATTTGCTGACGTACAGCGAGGATTTCAGTAATGCTGCGTGGACAAAAACAAACGCATCTGTTACGTCTAACGCAACAGTAGCACCTGATGGTGCAACAACGGCAGATAAATTGGTTGAAGATGCAACCACTAACTTTCATCGTGTTCAGCAAACAGTCACCGCAACAAATGCCACGCACACTTACTCTGTTTATCTAAAGGCAGGTGAACGTACATCTGGAGCACTGCAAATATATGACGGCGTGGCCCTTGCTACTCGGGCGCTTGCGTATTTTGATTTGACAGCAGGGACGGTTTCTTTAACTACAACAGGAACCGCCTCTATTCAAAATGCAGGAAACGGTTGGTATCGTTGCTCGGTTGTTACATCTGTTGCGCTTTCTGCGGGCAGCGCGCTTGCTTGGATCTATCCCACAATAGGTACAAACCAAACTTACACCGGCGACGGCACCTCCGGCATCTTCATCTGGGGCGCTCAACTAGAAGCCGGAGCCTTTGCCACCTCCTACATCCCCACGGTAGCTTCGCAAGTAACGCGCACTCCTGATCAAGCGTCGGTGAATACGCTGAGCCCTTGGTACAACGCGACTGAGGGGACGCTGTATGCGGAGGGCTTAGTTGCTTCTACAACCATTCCGACTAGCAGAATTCTTGCCGAAATAAGTGACGGCACTTCCAGCAATAGAACACAGCTATTCAACGCAAGCGGTGTAGCTACGTTAACTATGTTTGTTGCGTCTGGAGGCGTAACGCAGGTAGCTAGCCTAAACAGTGGCGCTATATCTGCAAATACAGTTTTTAAGTTTGCTGGCGCGTATAAAGCCAGCGATTTTGCTGCCTCCGGTAACGGCGCTAGCCCAACAACACAGGCTTCTGGTTTGGTTCCTGTAGGGCCGACCAATATGCGAATTGGTATGCGTTTTAACGACACGTTCCAAATCAACGGCCACCTCCGCCGCATCACCTACTACCCGCGCCGACTCAGCAACGCTGAACTCCAAGCTATCACCGCCTGATAGGAGCCACCATGTTCAATGACTACATGCTTGTTTTTGCTGATGAGGCGGAAGCCTTTTCAGCCCTGTACGACTCAAGCACCGATGGTGAAGGCAACGTGACGCTGACGCCGAAGTTCACCGCCATCGACATGATCGGCACGATCTACGAGCCTGCGCCTGATCCGGTGCCAAAGGATTACGTTCCTGTGCCGTATCCGGGCTTCTACGCCAACGTGCGCAACATTGGTGCAGCGCCTGAGTTGGATGCGTTTGTGGTGTCCCCTCCCCCAACAGTTCCCCTCCGCGTGTGGGCCTAAATCATGGCAAACCAAAAAGTCTCCGATTTGCCGTCGCTCAATGGAGCAGACGTAGCCGCAGCGGATCTTTTGTACATCATCGATTCGTCTGCCGGTGTTGCAGGGTCAAAGAAAATATCAGTTGGTGAGTACCAGCTAGCGCCATATGCCGCTGGGTCGGCTAACAGCATCGGCTACCTGAACGGCTCCAAAGCTCTGTCGTTTACGTCAACTTTTGTGTTTGACGGCACAAATTTGGGTGTTGGAGTGGCTAGCCCTGCGGCCAATTTTGACTTAGGTGGCGACTACCGCGAGAAGGTGAACACCGCCAACACCGGCACCGCGTACACCATCAACCTGTCAGACGGCACGATTCAGATTCTGACGCTGACCGGCAACTGCACTTTCACATTCCCCACGGCGACCGCTGGCAAGTCGTTCATGATTCTGCTGAAGCAAGACGCTACGGGTAGCCGCACGGTGACTTGGCCCGCAAGCGTAAAGTGGCCTAGCAGCACCGCGCCAACAATTACCAGCACTGCAAGCAGGTTGGACAAGTACGTTTTTACTGCTGACGGCACCAACTGGTACGGTAGCGCAGGCGGTTACAACTACACGGTGTAACGCATGTTTAGTTCAAACACTGCGGGCTTAGTGGCTGCTGGGCAGCAGGCTTACACAACGGCGGGCACGTTTAGCTTTGTTGTCCCCGCCGGGGTAATAAGTGCTTGCGTTGTTTGTGTTGGGGGCGGCGAGGGTGGCGGAGCAAGATACGGCGGTGATGGCGGCAATCTCAGATACGTCAACGACATAGTTGTAGCGCCTGGGGAAACGCTTGACGTTGTTGTAGGGGCCGGAGGTGCTGGCACAGACAACACTGGTTCTACCGCTGGCAACAACGGCGGCGATTCATCCCTAAAACGTGGCGGCACAACATTGTGTTTGGCGTCTGGCGGCGCAAGCGCCACAGTCGATGTTGGCACTGGCGGCGATGGTGGCAATGGCGGTTCTGGCCGCGCCGTTACTGGCACTTACGGTACGGTCTACAACGGCGGCGGTGGCGGCGGTGCCGGTGGTTACTCGGGCAACGGTGGGGCTGGCGGTTCTACCTCATCGCCTACTGCGGGGGCGGGGGGCGCGGGCGGAGGCGGCGGGTGTGATACATCTCCTGCGGGTGACAACACCACTCTAGGATATTCGTTTGGCGACGATGGCTCAGGTGGCGGCGGCGTCGGTATTTTGGGTGAAGGCGCCAGCGGAGCCGCAGGCACTAACTCTCTCGCCCCTACTGGTGGCGGCGGCGGATCAGGGGGCACCTCTGGTGGTGGAACCGGCGCGGCAGGTGTTTACGGCGGCGGCGGCGGCGGCGGGCGCACTGCGACCAATTCCGCTTATGACTCTAGTGGTAACGACGGCTCCGTAGGCGCTGTTCGAGTTATCTGGGGCAATGGCCGCGCCTTCCCGTCAACAAACACCGCAGACGTTTGAACATACTTGCTACCGTTTCTTTAACGGTGGTACTATTAAGCGTACTGGCCCGATGACCAGGTTTATCAAGGCCCACACATGAGCCAAGAAGTCGCAGCGGAGATCGACACCGCACCAGCCGCACCGGAACCCACGGCAGTTACGGAAGCGAGTCCTGTTGAACAACAGGGTACTGAGCCGGAAGTCGAACAACAGGCGAAGACGTTTACTCAAGAAGAGTTGGACGCCATCGTCAAGAAACGGCTTGATAGAGAGCAGCGTAAGTGGGAGCGTCAACGGGCACAGCAGCCCGTGGTTGAGCAGCCGAGGCAACTACCGCCTGCCGAGCAGTTTGAATCAACTGAAGCCTATGCGGAAGCGTTGGCAGTTCAGAAGGCCGAACAGCTACTGGCACAGCGAGAGGCGCAGAAGCAGCACACCGAACTGCTGGAGGCCTATCACGACCGTGAAGAACAGGCTAGGGACAAGTATGACGACTTCGAGCAAGTCGCCTACAACCCCAAGCTGCCGATCACGACCGTTATGGCTGACACCATCCGCGCATCTGATATTGGCCCCGACGTAGCGTACTACCTCGGCACCAACGTCAAGGAAACGGAACGTATCGCTCGCTTACCGCCCATCCTGCAAGCCAAAGAGATTGGGAAGATCGAGGCCAAGTTGGCCGACAATCCGCCCGTCAAACGAACCACGTCCGCGCCAGCACCGATCACACCTGTCACCGCACGCAGCGGCAACAACCCGTCATACGACACGACTGACCCGCGTTCTATCAAGAACATGAGCACGTCGGAGTGGATTGAAGCCGAACGAGCACGACAGATGCGAAAAATGCAAGCGCAAATGACCCGCTAAAACTGAAAGGAGCCCGCTGTGGCCAACAGTATTCTGACCATTGACATGATCACCAGGAAGGCCCTGGAGATCTTGGAAAACAACCTGGTGCTCACGCGCAATGTGAACCGCCAGTACGATGACAGCTTCGCTGTCGAAGGGGCCAAGATTGGCTCTACGCTGCGTATCCGCCTGCCGGACCGCGCTCTGGTGACTGACGGTGCCGCTCTGCAAGTGCAGGACGACAACGAGCAGTTCACGACCCTGACGGTCGCCTCGCAGAAGCACATCGGCGTGAACTTCACGTCTGCCGAACTGACGATGCAGTTGGACGACTTCGCAGATCGTGTGCTGAAGCCTCGTATCAGCCAGTTGGCCGCCAGCATCGACGCTGACGTTGCCAACGCCTTCCGCACCATCGGTAACTCCGTGGGCACTCCCGGCACCACGCCGGCTACTTCGCTGGTTCTGTTGCAAGCGCAGCAGAAGCTCAACGAGAACGCCGCTGTGATGTCGCCCCGCTACGCTACCGTCAACCCGGCTGCCAACGCTGGTCTGGTGGAAGGTATGAAGGGCCTGTTCAACCCGACTGACACTGTGTCCAAGCAGTTCAAGAACGGCATGATGGGCACCGGCGTGCTGGGCTTCGACGAGATCAACATGTCTCAGTCGATCAAGCAGTTCACGACTGGCACTCGCGGCGCTACCGGCAACACCACCTCTGCGGCGGTTACCGCTGAAGGCGCGACTTCCATCGCGCTGACTGTGGCGTCTGGCGCTACGATCAAGGCTGGTGACGTGTTCACCGTGGCTGACTGCTTTGCGGTGAACCCGCAGACCCGTGAGTCCACCGGCTCGCTGTTCCAGTTCGTCGTGCTGTCTGACGTCACTGCCAGCGGCACCGCTGTCACCGTGACCGTGGCTCCGATGTACTCGTCCAACCACGCTCTGGCTACCGTGAACAGCCTGCCTGGCAACAGCAAGGCTGTGGTGTTCGTGGGCGCTGCGTCTACGCAGTACGCTCAGAACCTGGTCTACCACAAGGACGCCATCACGTTCGCCACCGCCGACCTGCTCCTGCCGCAAGGTGTGGACATGGCCAGCCGCGCCGTTCACAATGGCATCAGCCTGCGCGTCGTGCGTCAGTACGACATCAACAACGACCGCATGCCTTGCCGGATCGACGTGCTGTACGGCTACAGCACCATTCGTCCGCAGATGGCTTGCCGTCTCTGGGGCTGATGAGAATGGGGGCTACGGCCCCCAGTCTTACAACTGAACACTGAAAGGAATCTATATCATGGCACTCCCTAATGGCGCTGGCGGCTATCAAGTCGGCGACGGCAACGTCAATGACCCGCTGATCGACGCAATTGCTGAACCGGTTACGGCTACTACCACGACCACTTTCACCGCCGCTCAGATTCTGAACGGCCTGATTCTGGTCAACAGTGGTATCACCGCTAACGTGGCGTACACGCTGCCGACGGTGGCTGATCTGGAAGCTGTGCTGATCAACTCAGACAAGGTGGGCACCTCGTTCACTTTCCGTCTGGTCAATCTCGGCACGTCTTCGGGCACCGCCACGATCACCACTAACACGGGCTGGACGATCACCGGTTCGCTGACTATGGTCGTCCCCGTGACGACCGGCGCGATGCTGGTTGCTCGTAAGAGCGCTGCCGGCGCTTGGACCCTGTACCGCGTAGCCTAAGCTAGGAGAACACCATGCCGAATACCAAAGCTGTCGGCGTGGCGTTTTCCGACCCGGCGATTTCGACGTTCTTCCTCAACGCTCCCGTCACCAAGACGGCAGGCTTCACGCTGGGCGGTGAGGAGAACTTCGTTATCTGCAACGGGGCTTCGGCCAACGTCACGGTCACTCTGCCAAGCGGCGCCGAGAACATCGGTCGCGTGGTAGTTATCAAAAACCTGTCGGGCACTTACACGGTCATCTCGGCGTCGTCTAACGTCAAACCCGCCAACTCTGGCACCGCAGGCACGGCGATCCTCGCCGCGACTGCTGGCGCTTGGGCGATGCTGGTTTGCGAAGACGGCACGAACTGGGTCGTAATGGCGTCCTAATCCAAAGGGGGCTTCGGCCCCCTTCTTCCATGCCCATCATTTACATGCGACACCCCATCCACGGCGCCAAGGTGGCGACGATAGAGATGGAAGCGGAATACGACGAGCGTAACGGATGGGAGCGGTATACTCCGGGGCAAGACGCTGATGTCGAACCCGCGCTTGCGGTCAACGCTTTGACCGAGCGCACTCGCCGCCGTAGGGAGGTTGTCAATGTCCACCACAGCGGGTGATCAGATCAACCGCGCCCTGCGTCTGCTGGGCGTTTTGGCAGAGGGCGAGACCTCTTCTGCTGCCGTCATGCAGGACTCGCTGACGGCGTTGAACCAAATGATCGAGTCGTGGAATACCGAGCGCTTGTCGGTGTTTTCGACGCAAGATCAAGTGTTCAATTGGCCGACCAGCACGGTCAGCCGCACGCTGGGGCCAACAGGCGACTTCGTGGGCAATCGGCCCATTTTGCTGGACGACGCGACGTATTTTCGCGATCCCGGCACGAATGTCAGCTTCGGCATCAAGCTGATCAACCAGCAGCAGTACGACGGCATCGCGGTCAAGACCGTGACGTCAACGTACCCGCAGGTGCTGTGGGTCAACATGACCTACCCCAACATCGAGATGTACATCTACCCGGTGCCTACGCGGCTGCTGGAGTGGCACTTCATCTCGGTCGAGGAGTTGACGCAGCCGGCCACGCTGTCCACGGTGTTGTCGTTTCCCCCAGGCTACCTGCGGGCGTTCGTCTACAACTTGGCGATGGAGATCGCGCCTGAGTTTGGTGTCGAGCCCCCGCCTCAGGTGGTGCGGATCGCCATGACGTCCAAGCGCAACTTGAAGCGCATCAACAACCCAGACGACGTGATGAGCCTGCCGTACTCAATTGTGGCGACGCGCCAGCGCTTCAACGTGTACGCCGGGAACTACTAAACCGTGAAAACGCCGATCCTCGGTTCCAGCTATGTGGCCCGCAGCGTCAACGCTGCGGACGCTCGCATGGTGAACCTGTTTCCGGAAATCGTGCCCGAGGGCGGCAAGGAAGCGGCGTTCCTGCAGCGGTGCGCGGGTTTGCGTGCTGTTGTTACGGTAGGGCAGGGGCCGATTCGCGGGCTGTGGCCATTTGGCGACTATCTGTACGTTGCGTCTGGCGGCGAGATGTACCGCGTCAGCAGCAACAACGATGTGTTGTTTTTGGGCTACATCAACGGCAGCGGCCCGGTCAGCATGGTGGACAACGGAGAGCAGTTGTTCATCGCTTGCAACCCCAGCGCGTTCATCTACAACGCTCTTACGGGAACCTTTGGTCAAATCACAGATCCGGACTTTCCCGGCGCTGTGACGGTAGGCTACCTTGACGGCTACTTCGTTTTCAACCAGCCTGACAGCCAACGGTTTTGGGTGACGTCGCTTAATGACGGTACGCAGATTGACCCGCTGGACTTTGCCAGCGCGGAGGGCAACCCTGACAACGTAATAGCGCTGAACGTCAACCACCGCGAGGTGTGGCTGTTTGGCACCAGCACGATTGAGGTTTGGTACAACGCGGGGTTGGCTGACTTTCCGCTTGCGCGTATCCAAGGCGCGTTCATGGAAGTCGGCTGTCTGGCACCTTACAGCGTCGCCAAGCTCGACAACTCAGTGTTTTGGCTGGGCGCTGACGCTCGCGGTAACGGCATCGTCTACCGCAACAATGGCTACAACGCCATGCGTATCAGCACGCACGCAATCGAGTGGCAGATCCAGCAATACAACGTCTTGAATGACGCGATTGGCTACTCGTACCAGCAAGACGGCCATTCGTACTATGTGCTGACGTTTCCTGCTGCCAACGCAACTTGGTGCTATGACGTTAGCACCAACGCATGGCATGAGCGAGCGGGCTGGAATGGCGTAAAGTTTGTGCGGCACCGCAGCAATTGCCAAGCCAATTTCAACGGTCAGGTCGTTGTCGGCGATTGGGTAAACGGCTTGATCTATGCGTTTGACCCCGAGGTTTACAGCGACAACGACGAGGTGCAGCGGTGGCTGCGGTCGTGGCGGGCGCTGCCGCCTGGCCAAAACAACCTGCGCCGCACGGCGCAACACACGCTGCAACTTGATTGCGAGTCGGGGGTCGGTAACGCCAGCGTGTCTGAGTTTTTGCTGTTGACCGAAGGCGGTGACTTTCTCTTGACCGAGAGTGACGACTTTATTCTTGCGGGCGACGCTGGGGGTTTGTTTTCCTCCGATCCGCAAGTAATGTTGCGTTGGAGCGACGACGGCGGCCACACTTGGTCAAATGAGCACTGGGCCAAGATGGGCAAGATCGGCGAATACGGGCACCGCGTGTTCTGGCGCCGGTTGGGTATGACGCTCAAGCTGCGCGACCGTGTGTACGAGTTGAGCGGCACGGACCCCGTGAAGATCGCCATCATGGGGGCTGAAGTGCTGATGTCCCCGACCCGCGCCTGATATGCAACTCGCCCCTCGCGTACCGGCATCACGCGACCCGCTGGTAGATGCAGGGTCGTTGACCACCCGCGCCTGGTTCCGTTTCTTTGAGTTGCTGCAGACGTCTATTGAGGATGCTGCACTGCGTCAATACACTGTTGTGCAGAACAGCACCGGGGCTACGATGGCCAAGGGCACGGTGGTGGGGTTCGCAGGCGTGGGCTCCAACAACGTGCTGTCGGTCGCGCCTTACCTTGCCGACGGCAGCACGCCAACGCTGTACATCCTTGGCGTCTTGGCAGAAGAGTTGCCCGACAGCGGGTCCACGGGTCTGTGCTGCGTATGGGGTGAGGTCAGCAACATCGACACCAGCGCGTTCAACGTCGGCGACATCTTGTACGCCAGCCCCACAGTGGCGGGGGCGTTTACCAACGTCAAGCCGACCGCGCCTAACAACGTGGTTCCTGTTGCCGCAGTGCTGACCAAAAGCGCGACGGCAGGCGTCGTGTTTGTTCGCCCCACAATTGAGCAGCAAAGTTATTACGGCGAATTTACGCGCACCAGCAATTTGAGCGCGGCGGTCCCTAACACGGCGTACTCGATTGCGCTGACAAACACCGAAATCTCTGAAGGTGTGGTGTTGCAAGGCAGCCCGACGTCGCAAGTCAAAGTGCCGCAGTCGGGCCTGTATCAGTTTTCTGCGCGGTTCCAGTTATCGTCAACAAGCGCGTCGTCAAAGAACGCGAGGTTCTGGTATCGCCAGAACGGGACCACAAATATTTCCAACAGCACGGCCATCGTGTCGGTTGACGCAAACGGCGGCTACGCAACAATATCAGTGTCGGAAGTCATTTCGTTGGCGGCTAACGACTACATTGAGCTAATGTGGGCGGTAAGTGATGTGACGCTTTCGTTGTCGGCTGTGGCAGCGACGGCCTATGCTCCTTCAGCCGCATCCGTGTGGTTGTCGGTCACTCAGGTTCAACAGTAAGAGGGCAGCATGGCCATCAGCCTTTCCTTGTACGCGGGCGCAGGCGCTCAGTTCTTCGACAACAACGGTGTGCCGCTCAACGGTGGGTTGATCTACACCTATGACGCTGGCACAACCACGCCCGCGACGACCTACACCAGTTCGTCAGGGGGCATTAACAACACGAACCCCATCGTGCTGGATAGCGCAGGCCGCACACCCGCGCAGATCTGGCTGACCGCAGGTGCGTCGTACAAGTTCATCCTGCAGACGTCTACGGGCGTGTTGATCAAGACGGACGACAACATCTACGCCTCGTATGAACTGACGCGCGAGGTGGGCATAACAGTTGGCCAAGGCGGCAACTCTATTGCCACCAATGTGGCGGTCGGCAACACGGCGCTGGACTCCAACACGACGGGCACCAACAACACGGCAGTAGGGTATGACACGCTGACGGCCAACACTGACGGCATTCAAAACTCGGCGTTCGGCGCTGGGGCGTTGGACGCCAACACGGGCGGCGACTACAACACGGCGGTGGGTTACAGCGCCCTGACGACCGCGACAACCGCCAACTACAATACCGGCATCGGCTACAGGGCGCTGAACGCCGCGTTGACGGGCTCAGGCAACACGGGCGTAGGCAGTGACGCGCTGCTGTCCGCCACGGGTAACAACAACACCGCTGTTGGTTACCAAGCGGCAGACTCGTACACCGGCAACGACATCGTTGCGGTTGGCGCTGGGGCGTTGTCCACCGCGACAACCGGAGCGCAAAACGTAGCTGTTGGTAAAGACGCCTTGTCGTCTATCTCCACGGGTGCCAACAGCGTGGCCGTCGGGTCTAATGCGCTGCTGCTGGCTACAGGGTCGAACAACACCGCCCTTGGTTATCAAGCTGGCAACGCGCTGACCACGGGGTCCAACAATACGATCATTGGTTACGACGCCGATGTGTCGTCGGCCACGGTCAGCAACGAGGTGACGCTTGGCAATTCCAGCGTCACGTCGTTTCGCATTCCCGGCCTGACGCTGACGTTCAGCGTCAAGTATTTCAATCACGGCACGCTGACGGTGGCTACACTGCCAACTGCGGCTACCGCAGGCGCTGGCGCTCGGGCTTTCGTGACGGACGCCACCGCGACGACGTTTGCATCGATTGTGGCCGGCGGCGGGGCGAACAATGTCCCGGTGTACAGCGACGGCACTAACTGGCGTATTGGGTGAGGTGAATCATGGCTGTCAACAATCTTGCAAAAGCAAACACGGCGGCGCCCGGATTTAATCCCGCCAATGCTGAACCCATCTACGAGTTGATGGGCCAGACAGAACAAAACGCAGGTACGCCTACGCTTGTGGGTTATCGTGTCAGCACGCCATTGGGAAATGGATTATTCCGTAACGATATTTACGACGTCAGCGGTAATTTTCAGCGTACCACCACGTCCAGCGGCAAGGAAGACTACGGCGTTCCTGACCTGTTGAAATTGGCCGCTACCGCCGTAGGCGCCAATGCGCTAGGCGCTGGGCTGGGACAAGCCAGCGCGTTTGGCCCTAGCGTGGGGGCAGGAACAGGAGCGGGTGCTGGTGCTAGCTCCGCTGGTGCCGGTGCTGCGGCAGCAGGCGCAGCACCGGCAACCACGCAACTGACCCCCGCAGCGCTGGAAGCCGCCATCGGCACGCCAGGCTATGGTTACAACGCTGCTGCCGCTGCGTCAGGCATCACACCGTCTGCTGGCTTTGCGGGCATGTCAGCGGCTGAGTTTGGCATGAGCGGCGCACAGACCGCTGCATACGACGCGGCAATTGCTGCGGGGGCTGCCCCTGGGGCTGCGCTGCAAGCGGCCAACGCAGCCCCCGGCATCGGGGCTCCGCAAGCGCTGACGTCCGCCGCCACATCCGCAGCGGCAAACGCTGCCGGACAGAGCGCCGGGAAAGCAATCGATCCCTACAGTTTCATCATCCCCGCTGCCGCGTCTTTGATCGGCGGTGTGACTTCTGCCAACGCCGCCAAGTCGGCTGCGCAAACGTCAGCCGAGGCCGCGAATCGTGCAGCGGAACTGCAGCGACAGTCGCAGCAAGATGCGTTGGCGTTGCAAAAGAGGATGTACGAGGAAGGCGTCGCTCGTCAACAGCCTTGGTATCAAGCAGGCGTTAACGCGCTTGCTCAGATACAGGGGCGTACAGATGCGATGCCCGCAGCGTTTCAGTTCCGGCCTGAGCAGTTGACGACCGACCCCGGCTATGGGTTTCGTTTGAGCGAAGGCTTAAAGGCGTTGGAGCGCAGCGCGGCGGCGCGTGGTGGGCTGCTCAGTGGCGGCACGGGCAAGGCGCTGACGCGCTACGGCCAAGAGATGGCATCTCAGGAATTTGGCAACGCCTACAACCGTGGGTTGACTGAGTACAACGCGCTGCGTCAGCGGGAGGCCGAGGGTTACAACCGTCTGGCTGGGATTGCAGGTGTGGGCGGCACGACGGCGCAGCAGTTGTCGGCGGCGGGGCAACAGTACGGCCAGCAGGCCAGCAACTTGTTGTCTGGCACGGCCACCAACATCGGCAACATCATGATGAACCAAGGCCAGACAGGCGCCAACGCGCTGCTGGCGCAGGGCAGCGCGTACCAGCGCACTGCGGGTGACATCGCCAGCCTGTACGCTAGGATGTACGGGCCGCAGCCGACGTATATGCTGCCGGGTGGCGGTGGTTAAGGAGTAGACATGCCCGTCGATTTTGGAATCCTCGCGCAGACCCCGAGCATCGGGGCGCGGTACATGGAAGGGCTGCAGTTGGCTCAGGCTGACGCCGAGCGCAACATGCTGCGTCAGGCGCAGATGCAGCAGATGCAACTGGCACAGTCTCGGTTCAAGCAAGAGCAAGAAGACCGGGCGTTTCAGTTGGGGGAACGAAAGAAGCAAGCCGAGCGAGAAGCGCAGTTTCAAAGCGTGGCCAATCTGATCCGCGAGCAAGGTTTAGACCCTGACGACCCCAAAGTGTTGGGGCAATTTGCGGAAGCAGCGCTGAAAGCCCAGAACCCTGCACTCGTCTCGTTTGTCGGCCAGATGTCGGAACGCGCCGCCAAGCGTCGTGAATCTGCTGCGGTGCAGAAGCGCATCCAGACAGCGATGGGCGGCGTCGAAGGGCCGCCGGAGCCTGCGGCCAATGCGCTGGCGCCCGCGCCTGCCGTATCACCTGCGGTCAACGCTATGCTGGCACCGCCGCCCGCCCAGCGCGAGTTGCTGGCCGGCACACCATTCGCTATCGGCATGGCACCACCGCTTGCTGCTGCACCTGTGTCTACACCTGCCGCGCCTGTTGCGCCGGCAGTGACCGACAGTGCCCGCAAGATTGCTGACCTTGAGCGCCGCCGCGATGCGCTGCTGTTGGGCGGCACGGAACGAGAACTGGCTGCAGCCAAGGTGCTCGAGGGGCAGATCGGCAAGCTGCAACCAAAACCGTTGACCGGCGATGCGGCGCTAATGCAAACCCTCGGGTTGCCGTTGACGCCAGAAGGCTACGCAAGATTGGCAAAAATGCGGCAACAGCCGGCACCGGTCACCAACGTAGCTGTCAGCACCGAAAATAAGTACGGTGCGCGGTTCGGTGGATTGATCGCCGATCAGGATGCTGCCAAGTTGGCTGCCGCTGAAGGTGCTCCTCAAGCCGCAGCAACCGCTGACCGCGTGATGGACCTGATCTCGACTGGCAAGGTCATCACAGGCACTGGTGCGAACGTCCGGTTGCAGGTCGCCAAGGCACTTAACCTAGCCGGTGGCACTGACGCCGAGAAGATCAAGAACACCGAGGTGCTGATCTCCTCGCTGGCCGAGACAACGCTGGGCGCCATCAAGTCGTCCAACCTCGGCGCGGGTCAGGGCTTCACCAACGCCGACCGAGACTTCTTGGAGAAGGCCAAGGCTGGTCAGATCACCTACGACTCGAAGTCGCTCACGGAGTTGGCTCGTCTGTCTCGCCTCGCTGCCGAGAAGAGCGCCGAGGCTTGGAACACTCGGGTCAAGCAGATCCCCGCCAGCGCCCTTCAAGGAACAGGCATCTCCACTGAGCCCATCGTGGTGCCCAAGCGTGGCCAACAAAGTGCTGCGGGCGCTGGTGCTATACCTGACGCAGCGATCCAATACTTGCGGGCCAATCCTGGGATGCGGGCTGAGTTTGATGCCAAATATGGTGCTGGCGCAGCGGCCCGTGTGCTTGGAGGCAAGTGATGGCAAAAAACCCGTTTGATCAATTCGACGCGCCTGCCGCCAATCCTTTTGATCGATTCGACCCGTCTGCGCCTACCGGCGGCATCCCCGGGCCGCGCCGCAGCTACGGGCTAGCCGAGGTGCCTGTCGAGGCGGTCAAGAACCTACCCGGCAGCGCAGGCCAGTTCGTCGGCGGTGTCGTGCAGGCGGTGACCAGCCCGCTCCAGACTCTCACCAGCATCCTCGATGCCGGTGCCGGGGCGCTGCGCAACTCGCTGCCGCAGGGCGTGGTCAACTTTATCGACCGGTTCGACACCAATCCCCAGGCCACGCAACGCGCTGTCCAGACGGCCAATGCCATCGGTGGCATGTACAAGGAACGATACGGCAGCTACGAGGGCATCAAGCGCACGTTTGCCGAAGACCCCGTGGGAGCCGCTGCTGACCTGTCAACGCTGCTCACTGGCGGCGGGGCTGCTGCCTCCAAAGTCGGATTGACAAAGACCGGCGCAGCCTTGAGCACGGCTGGCGGTGGCATCAACCCCATGCGCCCGGTTGCGTCGCTCATCGAGCAGCCCGTCAAGCTGGCCGCCAAGGGTGTGGGTGCGGTCTACAACGCCCTCGACCCGAAGTCGGCGGCGTACCTGACTGCAGTGGAAGGTCGCGGCGCAGAGGTGCTCAACGCCCTGCGGCAACCGTCCGAGATCGTCCCGGGCAGCCTGCCCACCGCCGCCCAGGCTGCGGCGCCCGCAGGAGCCACCCGGTTTTCGGCGATGGGTGCATCTGCTGCCAAGACCACACCGACCCCGTTCTATGAGCGGGCCGAGGCTCAGAAGGCTGCCCAGCTTGCTGCAGTGCAACAAGTCGGCAAGACTCCTGCAGAACTTGCAGCAGCAGAGGCCGCTCGTAGCGCCACGGCCAAGACCTTGTACGGCATTTCCGACAAGGCGATGGTGGCAGCAGACGACACGTTTGCCACGCTGCTGAACCGCCCCTCGATGGACAAGGTGATCTCCCGTGCTGCCGATCTGGCTGCGGAGAAGGGTCAGCCTTTCCAAATCGGCCAGAACCGTCCTGCCCAGGTTGTCCCGTCTGCAATCGTTGACGAAGCAGGGCGTCCGCTGGGTCAGACCGTGATCCCGGGCGAGGTGGCGCAGTACCCGGGCAGCAGCCTTCATGCCATGAAGATGGCCTTCGACGACCTGATCAAGAACCCGGAGCGGTTCGGGATCGGTGCCGCCGAGGTGGGTGCGATCAAGGGCACCCGGGCGCAGTTCCTCAACTGGGTTGAGGACAAGGCCCCGATGTACCGAGTGGCGCGGGGAACCTTTGCCGCGCAAAGCAGACCAATCAATCAGATGCAGGTCGGCCAGTTCCTCGAAGGCAAACTTGTTCCTGCTCTGGGTGAGGAAACCGCCCGCCTGCGGGCCGCAGGGTACGCCGGCGCGTTGGAAAACGCCCCAGGCACCATCAAGCGGGCTACCGGTGAAGCCCGGTTCCAGAACCTGTCAGACGTGCTTACGCCGGATCAGATCAAGATCGTCGAGGATGTCCGCGCTGATCTGGCCCGTGCCCGTCAAACCGAGGCGCAGGCCACCGCCGCCCGTGGCGCTGGTCCTGACGTGAACCTGATGGGCACCGAGGTCATGGGCAACGTCCGCGCCCCGAACTTCATCAACAACGTGACCACGGTCGCCAATGATCTGCTGCGTCGGATGCAGGGCAAGCTGGATGAGAAGCTGGCCATCGAGTTGGCCGCTGAGATGCTCGATCCGGCAGCAGCCGCCAAGGCGCTGGAGAAGGCTATGGCCCGTCAGGCCAAGGGTCAGAAGATGGCCGATCCTTTCAAGAAGACGGGCACTGCAGCGTCGAAAGTCTTGCGAACCCCTGCTGTTGTCAATATGCTTGCGCCGGCTGCGGAGGTTCAAAACTCGTTTGTGTCGGAGCAGTAAATGGAGTTCCAGAGCGGTGAAATTGACCCGGTGAAGTATGGTGTTCTGTGGCAAAAAGTACAAGACATGGACAAGAAGGTGGACAAGATGGAACGCCAGCTTGAACAGCTTCTTGAACTGGCCAACAAGGGCAAAGGCGGTCTCTGGTTCGGCATGGCCGTGGCGTCAGGCGTTTCCGGGTTCATGGGGTTCCTCGTGAGTCACTGGAAAGGAAGCTGACATGATCGATGCGTACAACCTTGAGGAGCGTCGCAGGAATGCGATGACCGAGGATCACATCAAGCTGTTGATCGCGGAGATCACGTCGTCACTACTGAAGGATCAGAAGGTGCATCTGACCAGCTACGCGGACAAGCTGAAGGTCGGCCTTGATGAGAAGTATGCCGACAAGTACGCCCTTTTGGCTGAGCGCGTGAACAAGGCCGAGGCGCAGTCCGACCTCAACGCGCAGTCCATCCAGCGTATTGACCGCAAGGTGGAAATGTGGGTCAATCGCGGCGTCGGCGTCTGGGCGCTGGCCATCACGCTGTTCGCGCTCTTTGAGTACGGCACCAAGTTCATGGGGCGCTAATGACTTGGGCAGATACCCTCAAGGCCGTCATCCCTATCGTGGTGGCTGCGCTGGCGTGGTTGCTTGGGCAAGTGAACTCGTTTTCTGAGCGGCTGACCAAGATCGAAGGCAGTATGCCTGCGCTCATTACATCCACTGGCGTGCCAACTGACAGCCCCATCAGCGCCGAGCGCCGCGCCATTCTCAAAGAGCAGTTGATGTCTCACATCAACGAACTTCAGGTTAAGGTACGCCTGCTTGAAGAGCGTGAACGAATGGCGAAAGGAGCTAAGTAATGCTTGAGTCGTTGTTAGGCGGCGTTTTTGGCGGCCTGCTGCGCTTGGCGCCCGAGGTCTTCAAGATCTTCGACAAGAAGAACGAGCGGGCGCATGAACTGCGCATGCTGGAAGCCGAGATGGAGTTTGCCAAGGTGCGCGGCGAGATCGCCATGCGCCAAGCCGATGTGCAGCTCCAGTCAGCCGAACTGGACGCCATGACGCAGGCGTTCAGGGAGCAGTCAGAGACGGCCAAGAACGCTGGCTGGTTTGTCTCCGCCATCTCTGCGCTGGTGCGGCCCACGGTGACCTATTTGTTCTTGGCGCTGTACGCTGCGGTGAAGGTGGCAGCCTACCTGATCGCCATCGAGCAAGGTGGCAACTGGAAGGACGTGCTGACCTCCATGTGGGGCAGCGACGACTTGGCCGTGTTTAACATGATCATCAGCTTCTGGTTCGTCGGACGTGTCTACGAACGCAGTCGATGAGGCCGTCGAGGTCGCCGCCGCGCTGTGCCGACCGTTTGAGGGGCTAAGGCTTCAGCCGTACATCTGTCCGGCGGGCTACCCCACTATCGGCTACGGAACCGTCTGGAAGCCCGACGGCAGCAAGGTGACGATGGAACACCCGCCGATCAGCAAGGAGACCGCGGAGTCGTGGCTGGTGCATGAGTTGAGGCACAACTACATGGTCGGCGTTTTGCGCACCTCGCCTAGCCTTCTGGCGCGTCCCAAAGCCCTCGGCGCCATGACAGACTTTGCCTACAACCTTGGCGTGGCGCGTTACCGTTCCAGCACGCTGTGCAAGCGCGTCAACGCCCAAGACTGGGGCGGCGCCAAAGAGCAGTTGGCGCTGTGGGTGAGGGGCGGCGGGCGCGTGCTGCCGGGACTGGTCAAGCGCCGCGCCGCCGAGGCCGCGCTGCTCTAAAGGCTAGGTCAAGGCCAGCCCCAGCGCTATCAGCAGCACCACCGCCACTGCCGCTACGACCAGTGGCATCAGACTGGTGCGCGAATCGTCTTCGCAGCCGAGTTCAGTGCAGCATTCAGCCGCTTGAGGGTATCGGCCTTGCTGGTCACAGCCACGGGGGATTCGCGTGTGCTGAAGCGGTGCTTGTTCGCGCATGTGTACCTCCTGTAGGTGTAACCTTTTCGCTGTCTGGTTTCTATAACTTCCACCCATGCATTGCAAGTAGGGCATTTCATGTACCCGCCCTCCACTGCGTCGCAAGGTTGAAGACGCTGTTGGTCAGTGCTCGAGCCTTGGCCCGGTGGTAGTGCAGCCGCTTGTTGGCAAGCGTGTCCGGCTTGGGCTTCTTGGCGTCAGACTTGTCACCCAGGGCGTAGACCGCCCGGGGGTACTTGCGGGCACCTTCGTGGTCGTAGACGTACCGCACGACATGGATACGCTTCAAACCCGACTTGGTGCGGTTATTCAGTCGAGTGAGCACAGCGTGGGCGTCGTATCGACTGATGCGCAGGTGATCGGCCAACTCACTTGCAGTGACCTCACCAAAGTCGGCAATGGTGGCAAGGGCATCGACTACCAGATGCCCACGGTTGAGTGAACTCAAAATGGTGCCTCCGGTAGCTTCTCGCGCTCCTTGCGCTCCAGTTCCTTGAGTTCCTTGGGCGTCAGTGGCACCGGGCCACCGGGAGGAGGGAAGGGCCAGATCATTGCTGATCCTCCGTGGCCTTGTGCAGGTAGTTCGTCAGGCGCTTGATCTTCGACTCGTAATACTTGCACATGGAGTCAGCGTACTCACGGCTGCTCTGAGCCTCCAGCAGCCTGCGCTTGCCGTCCTCCAGCTCACGCAGCGCAAGTTGCTCGGCGCTTGGGGTTGTGTACACACTCTTCAGCCAGTCAATCGATTCACGGATCATTACAGTTACTCCTGCGGTTGGTGTGACACAAGTGTATCACATTTCTTTGACGAACACACCTTCTTTTGTGAGGTGCCCCTTGCGGTCCTTGATCTCGGTGTAGGCACCTCTGAGGCACGACACCAAATCGACATCGAGCACAGCGCACACCATGATGAGCGTAACCACGATGTCCCCGATGGCGTCCTTGGCCTCGTCGAGGTTGTTCTTGTTCAGGGCGTCCAGCAGTTCCGTGGTTTCCTCCAGGGTCTTGATGGCCTGGGACATCGCGGTGGCGTTCTGCACGATGCCTCGGGCCTCGCCCCACTGAACAATCTTCATCTCGACTTCTGCGTAACTCATGTTCAAACTCCTTTGGATTGACGGTATTGCTTGACCGCATTGCGCAGCCCAGCTTGGGTTGTGGCCTTCTCATCAAGGGCCATTGCTTGCGCTTGGTCAAGGGTGCTCTGCATCAAGATGCGGTGACACATGACCGGGGCACCTTGGCCTTGGCGGCGCACGCGGGCGTTGAACTGCTCGTACAGGTCCAGCGACCAGTTGAGGCCGTACCACACGAGGATGTGGCCGTTCTTCTGCAGGCCGTCGATGCCGTGACCCATCGATGCCGGATGGCCGATCATCAGTTGGCAGTCGCCGGTCTTCCAGCGGTGCATGGCGTTGGTCAATGCAGACTCGCTCTTGCACTCGGTCAGGTTGATCGGGCGCAGGTCTTTGAACCGGGTCATGATGCGCTCGGCGTCACTGCGGTACGCATAGGCGCACAGGACCGGTGAGCCTTGGGCTTCATCGACGATCTCCTCCAGCGCATCCAGCTTCATGTCGTGCACGGGCTCCCACAGCGGCATCCCAGCGATGGGGTACATGGCACCGTTGGAGAACTGCAGGCACTTGTTGGTCAGCGCCGCTTGGTTGAACGCCTCGACCTCCTTGCCGCTGTCGAGCACCATGAAGAACTCTTTCTCTAGCCGGTCGTACTTGGCCCGCAACTCGTCGGGCATCTCGATCTCGATGTTGTTGACGATCAGGTCCGGCAGCGGGTTGTAGTCCTCGGCTGACATCTCCAGCGTGATGTCCCCGATCAGCTTCTTGATGGTGTCCTCGGTGTCGTCGTAGGGCACCTCTTTGTACGGCCCCACCTTGCGGTAGAACCGGGTGCGGAAAGCCGTCTTGCTGGTGCCCAGGCGCTCACCCCTGTCCACTACGAGAAACTGACCGTGGAGATCCTTGTAGCCGTTGCTGGCCGGGGTGCCGGTCAGGCCCGTGGTCCATGTGAACTGGTCTGCGATCTTGCGGAACGCCTTGACCCGGTTCGTGGCGCTGTTCTTCATCTTGCTGATCTCGTCCCACACGATGCCGTTGAAGGGCATCGGACGATTCTTCTTGACGAAGTAGGTCTGCAGCGTCTCAGCCAGCCAGCCCAGGTTCTCGTAGTTCACCATGTACACGTCGGCAGGGCGCAGCAGGGCGCGGGTGCGCTGGTCCTTGGTGCCCGCGACCATGCTGAACTTGAGGTGCTTGGTGTGCTCCCACTTCGTTGCCTCCTGCCGCCACACCAGCCGGATGACTCGGATCGGTGCGACGATGATCACGCCACGCAGGAAGCCGGTGCCCAGCAGGTGCGACAGACTGGTCAGCGTGATGACGGTCTTGCCCAGGCCCATGTCCAGCCACAGCATCGAGTGTGGGTGGGTGCACTGGAAGTTGACCGCCTTCTTCTGGTAGTCGTGGAGCAGGTCAGGTGTGAGCATCACATCCTCAGCATCTCGTCCACCATGCGCAGCCCAGCGTCCACGTTGTCGATGACGAACACGCTGACCTTGTGCTGCCGCAGGCGCAGATGCTCTCGCTCTTGGGCCGGCGTGGGCTTTTGACCCTCGCGCTTGAACTCGCAGAAGAACATGCGCCCGTTGGGCAGCACGAACAAGCGATCAGGCACCGCAGCGTGCGCGGGTGATGTGAACTTGTAGGCCAACAACCCGCGCTCACGGGCGTAGCCGCAGACCTTCGCCTCGATGTTCTTTTCAAGCATGTCAGTACCCGTGAGGTTTGATGCTGCCGGTGTTCAACTCGATCAGCTTCTCGATGTAGTGCCGAGCCTTGCGCAAGTCCTCGACACCTCCTTTGTCCTTCCATCGAGAGACGTACTTCACCACGTTGCCCTCGAAGTACCCGAGTTCATTCGCAGCGATGTAATCCCACGGTTGAATCGGTTGCTTCTTGTAGTGGTCGCCACCGTGCTGCACTTGGTTCACGCTAAAGCCAGACATAACTTCTCCACTTCTCGGATGTAGTAATCAAAGTCCACTGGCAACTTGCCAGCTTCACGGATGTCGCTGCATGGCTGAACACCCCAGCCACTTTCGACGCCGATCTTTCGCCACTCGGTCTTGCCCTTCAGCGGAGGCATCCACTTGAACAGCCGACCACCGCCTTCTGCGATGTAGTAGCGCGTGATGTTCTGCAACTGCTGGGGCGGCTGACCGTCCCACTCGATGGCCAGATAGCTGCTGCGCGGCACCTTGGTGCGCAGCATGAAGTCCATGATGTCCGGCCACTGCTGCACGGTCTGTCGGATCGGGGCGCCCTCCACCAGCACCTTCTCGGCCACCTTGGGGATCACAAGACCGCCAGCGTTCTGGTGCCAGCCGGCCTTCCACTCGTAGGCACCCTTGCGCTTGGTGCTGCCATCGTTGAACACGCCGATGTAGTTGTTGACATCGCGGATCATCATGGCCTTGTAGACAGCCTCCTCAAGGTTCAGACCAGTGCGCTCCTGCCACGCCATGCGGGCCAGATCGACCATGATCTTGTGGCTGCGTGGCACCCGCACGGTCAGGCCATCGGTGTTGACTTGGATCAGGCGCAGCCCGGGGATCGTCAGCAGCCCTTCGGCCAGCAGGCACAGCAGCAGTTGCCCGTTGAGCGTGATGCTCATGGTGAACAACGGGTCGTAGAACACACTGAACTGGTTGTTGCTGTCGCCGTACACCCCGTTGAGCGCCAGCTTCAACATCGCGCTCTCAGCGGACTTCTTGGGGTACTGCTTGCGCTGCTCAAACAGGTGCTTGTAGATCGCCACGAAGTCCTTGCCCAGGTGCGCCGGGTGGAACCCGTTGGTGATGGCAAGGTTCGGGTAGTACGAGGTGACATCGAGGTCCACGATGACGTGCTCGGCGTCTGACTCGATGACCTCAGACTCCACGGACCCGTGGATGCCACCCAGGCCGAAGACGAACGTGAAGCCGTTGATGGTGGCCGTCAGATCAGTGAAGACGCCCTTGGTCTCCGTGATCGACTGCTGCTTGAGCCAGCCCAGCACCCGACTGAACTCGGGGTCGTCGAACCTGATCCACGGCAGGATGGCGTCCTTGAGGTGGATCACCGGGCGCTTGGTCTGCCGGGGTGTGCGCCCCTTGTCGCCGTAGTCGTAGCAGGACACACCGGCCTCCTCCAACTTCATCACGAAGTAATCCTTGCCGATCTTCGTGTCGTTGTGGTTCATAAAGTCGCGGGCGTACTTGCGCGTCAACTCCTCGCGGAAGTGGATCATGTCAAGGCTCTTGCGATAGAACTTCTTGGTCTGATCCACGTCGTGCTGGTTATATATCTTCAAAATCTCCACCTGCTCCCGAGTGAGAACAGACCCGACAGGGAACGGAAGATCTTGAATGCTGTCGGCCCGCATGTTGAACTCCAGCATCTTCAGGCTGGTGGCTCGGGCCTTGTTGTCGAAGTGGTGGATCTTGAACAGGTCGATCTGCGTGACGAACTGGTCAGACGGCTTGACGAGGTGCATCCACTTGTCGCCGTCTTCATCCTGCGACCCGATGATGGCCATCGCCTTCTTGTACAGCGTGGCGGCATCGCTGTGCCCCATGCGGATCAGCGTATGCAGGACGGGGTAGTCAAAGCCGAGGTTGTTGAACCCCACCATTCGCGCATTCGTTTCCTTGAGGAACTGGAGAAAAGCGACGATGTTGCGGCTGTCGTTGCGCCAGTCGCTGATCTCGAACAGCCAACGAAGCGGAGCCTGCGCATGCTCGACCGCCAACGTAAAGACGTTGGGGTAGGTCTCGATGTCGAACACATAGTCGTTACTCATTACGGTTACCTGAACGGGGGCCGAAGCCCCCGGGTTGATTACTGATGACCGGCCATAAACGGCGGCAGGCCCATCGGTGCAGCCGGTACGGCAGCGCCGAACATGCCAGCAGGAACACCAGCCACAGCCCCGAACAGGTTCGATGCGTCCACGGCACCCTCACCGAACGGGGTGTCGTCACTGGCGAACTGCACGGCAATCAGGTCGCAACGGACGCCACGGCCATGCTTGTTCTCCTGCAGCCACGGCTTGACGGCAGCGTTGACCCGGCAGCCGCCGTACATCTTGCGGGCAAGCTGCTGGTAGGCCATCGTGTTGGTCGGGTCGATGGGTGTGCCATCGGCTTGGATCATCTGCGGCTGCGAGTCGCGGCCTGCGGTGATGAACACATGACCGGCGTACCCGTCGTAGGGCTGGAAGGTCTTCTTGTTGATCTTCTCCTCGCCGCGACCGTAGCAGCGCAGCTTGCGGTCGTTCTGGATCATGCCCATGACGGTCTGGGCGTGCTCCTTCCACTTCTCCAGCGCCATCGCGCCGTAGCGCTGCATGAACTGGCCGAAGCTGGGGTGATCCTGCGGCATGATGAACTCGCAGTTGTACGAGATGCGCTCCTTGCCGGTCTGCTCATTGACCTGACGCTGGGGTTCAGCGAGGTGGGGGAAGGACAGACGGACGTTGGACAGGAAGATGATTTCGGACATGACAGTTACCTTTCGATGATTACGAGAGCCACGAGGGCAGGGACTCGGCAGCGGGTGCTGCCGCTACTGCGCTGAACAGCGGCGCAGCATTGGTGATGACAGCAGGACGGCTGTCGGATTCGGGGACCACGGTGAGTTTGCCGGCCAGCTTGGCGACGTACTCCTGCTCCATGCGCTTCAACTGGCGGTCGGTGAGCGACACCTTGGTGCCGTCTCGCTTCTCCCAGGTCAGCTTCTCAGCCTTGGCCGGGGTGACCAGCTTCGTCTCATAGATGGCGGTCTTGGGGATGCCCATCTTGACCAGCTTCTCGGCCATCTCCTCCTCGGGCAGCGTCCAGGCACGGGAGCCGCGACCGTGCACCAGCTTGAGGCCGGGGATGGGATTGCCAGACTCCAGACGACGCAGGGCTTCCTTCTCCACACCTTCGAGGAGTTGGCGCATCAGCGGTGCGGCCTCCATGATTTGACGGATCTGCTGATCGTCCATCTGGGCCGGGTCTTTGTCGGCAGACTGTTGCGCGACGTCGAGCGTTTCAGTTACGACGGGTTGGAACATGATTCCGACCTCCTTCATTACGTTACCTGCCAGCGCGGCGCAACCGCCCTTCGCCCTGCAGTATTTACATTGACTCTCGCCGGGGACCAGCGGGGCTTGGGGGTTGTCCGTGGCAGACGCCTCGATCACAAGATCGCGGGCCACCTCGTCGAGCACCTGGGCCACCGGGTAGTCTACCGAGCGGATCGCTTTGCCACCCTTCAGCGCCAGCTTGGGCTGGATCACCGTCATGCGAACGGTCTTGAACGGGTACGGGTTGGGCCGTGCGATCTTGAGACTGGCAAGCACACCAACGGCGTACTGCTCCATCTGCAGGATCGCGCTGTCCCACGCATCGTTCATGCCGTCCTTGTAGTCGATGATCTCCACGACCTCGTTCAGACGGTCGTGAAGCTGGGCATCGACGGTGCCGTCCAAGTCGTCACGGCTGACCAGCCACTGAGGGTTTACCCTCTCCTCTGACACGATCTGCGCCATGCCCAAGGACTCAGCCTGCCGGGTCTTGAGGTAGTCGATGGCCACCTTGACCCGAGCAGCGCGGTCAGCGTCGATCACGAACTCACCATCGTCGTCCTTCATCTTGACGCCCACCATCGAGGTGGGGTCAGCGAGTCCGGCCTTGGTGCAGTGCTCCAGCACCGTGTGAGTGTGAGTACCGTCGATGGCCGCAGCACCGCTGCGCTCGTCGGGGTACTTGGCCTCCTCACGAATGCTACCCGGGCACAAGGCCCAGCGGTGCCGCTTCGAAGGTGACAGTTTGGCGTGAGCCGTGGTCACTCTTTTCTCCACACGCGGGAGCCTTGCTGCAGGTTCCGCACGACGAACTTGCGCCCGGTTTCCTTGGCCACGCGACGAGCATGAGCCATCAGCGCCACGGCAGTGATGGGTGCGACAAACGAGTCCCCAACCTCAAGCTGACGCAGTTCCGGGTACTTCTCGGCGCGGGGCTTGTGTGCTGCGCGAGTGGGCAGCGGGACGTTCTTCTCGATCTTGATCATGATCAGGCTCCCTTCAGTGTTTCAACGCCTTGGAACAGCGCACCGTAGTGCTCGGGCTTGACGTCGTTGATGTTCGCGTAGCCCAGGCCGGTCAGCACGTTCTGGATCTGGGCACCCTTCTGCGGACCCATCGCCTTGTAGGCACCCATGACGTAATCGATCAGACCCTTACCGTCAGAAAACGGTGCGCCGCTGGGCACAGGCGCTGCCACGGGCGCAGGAGCCACGAACGCCGGGGGTGCGGGCATCGTGGGCGTCACGGTGACCGGGGCGGGGACCGGAGGAACGGAGCCACCGGTGCTGACGATTGGTGGAGCCACCGGTGCGGCTACAGTTGACGATTCCAGCTTCGCAGTCAGCGCCAATACAGCCTGGGTCAGCGCGTCAATCTTGGCTTCGAGGGACATAAAGTTTCTCCTTGGGATTACCGGTTACAGGGGGGTTGATGGTGACGCGATCTTCGACGAACGCATCGATGAGTTCACGCAAGACCTCGCTCGGTGTCCCGAACTTTCTGGCCTTGACGTGAAACCTTGTGCGCGTCTTGTCTGACACTCGGACAGTCAAGTACGCTGATTTGTTGATGGCGGGCATGACATGGAAAATTTCGCTGTCGATGTTGTCAGTGTATCACGGTCGTGCCACAATGCAACACACGGCACAAAGAAAAAGCCCCGGGGTCTTGTGAACCCCGGGGCAGCTTCTGACGGAGGAGAAACGTGATGACACTGGCAACTGCGATCACCAGCGAGAAAAGTATATGACGGCACCACAGACCGTGCAACCACATCCCGCGTCCATTGACGCATACATCCGACACGGCTGGAGCCTTGTGCCCATCCCAGCGGGCACCAAGGGGCCGCGTACCCCGGGCTGGAACCTCAGAGAGAACGCTCTCAAGAGTCAGGCCGATCTGCCGCAGGGCTACGGTATCGGGCTGGCCCATGCGTATAGCGGCACGATGGCGCTGGACATCGACAACTGGACCATCACCACGAGTCTGCTGGCCGAGCAGAGCGTGGATCTGCAGGCGCTGTACGACGCACCCGATGCGGTGGTGATCAACTCGGGCAAGCCTGGGCGGGGCAAGCTGCTGTACGCGATGCCCTTCGGCGCTGCGCTGCCCTCGAAGAAGATTCTGCACAACGGAATCACCGCCTACGAACTGCGCTGCGCCACCGCATCTGGCCTGACTGTGCAGGACGTGCTGCCCCCGTCGATCCACCCTGAGACACGGCAGCCCTACCACTGGGCAGGCCACGGCCACTGGACGCGGCTGCCGGTGATCCCCCAGGCGCTGCTCGATGTGTGGCAGAAGTTATTGGATTTCGATAAGGTCCGTAATCTCCACATAGACGGCACGATTGACGCCTCATGGGAAGAGATCCGGCAGGCGCTGGACTGCGTGCCTGCTGACTGTGGTCGTGACGATTGGGTGTCCATCGGCATGGCGCTGCACTGGGCCGGCACCCAGACCAACCAGCTTGAACAGGGTCTGCAACTGTGGAACGAGTGGAGCGCCACGGCGCAGGTCAAGTACCCCGGTGAGCGGGAGATCCTGACCCAGTGGATGTCGTTCAAGCCGGACAAGGCCACCTCGGTCAAGCTGGGCACCTTGTTCCACATCGCCAAGCAGCACGGGTGGCAGCGACCGTTGCCCGATGCGTCCGAGTTGTTCAGCAAGATCGAGATCCCGGTCATGGAGCCGTTGGACGTGCTCGATGGGCTGCGCCCGAAGCCGCCCGACATGGACATGAGTCTGTGGCCCGCCATCCTGCGCCAGCGGTCGCAGGAGATCTCAGAAAGCGTGGGCTGTGACCCTTTGGTCCCTTTGTTCGCTGGGTTGGCCGCTGTCTGCGGGGTGGTTGACGCCCGCATCCGACTCGAACTGATGCCTGGGTTTCGTGTGCCGCCTGTGCTGTGGCTCATGACCCTCGGTGACCCAGCGGACAAGAAGTCACCCGGGTCGCGGCCCATGCTGTCGCCGCTGAAGAACATCGAGGCCGAGGACCGGCCACGGTACGGCAAGGAACTGCTCGACTGGGAGGGCAAGGAGGCAGCCTACGCCAGCGCCAAGAAGGCCTTTCTGGAGTTCAGCGCCAGCCCCGAGGCCATGCTGGGCGGTGACCAAGCGCCCACGGTGCCCGAGATGCCCCCGCAGCCCGTGCCGCTGAAGATCACGGTCAGCGACATCACGAGCCAGAAGCTGGTGCGGCAAGCTGCTGATCGTCCGCGTGGCCTGCTGTGCCACCTCGACGAGATGAACTCGTGGGTGCGCAAGCTGACGGACAAGACCAGCGGCGAGGATCGCTCGGCATGGGTTGTCAGCTACGAGTCAGAACACTACGAGATGGACCGGGTGGGCGCTGGCTCGATCTACTGCGAGAACCTCGCGGTCTCGATCTACGGAAACATTCAGCCCCAAGTGTTCAGGCAAAACTTGACCTCTCTCGCAGCGGATGGCCTGTTGCAGCGGTTTATACCCGCTGTGCTGCGCGGGAGCAAGACGAAGCTGGGTCACCCTGTGCCCGAGTACATGACGAGTTCTGGGGCTTGGGAGAACACCCTGCGCCTGACCTACGCGCTGTCGCCCCAGACCTACCATCTGTCCACCGAGGCGTTTATTGCTTTCCGCGAGTTCCAGGCGTGGTACGAGGAGGCCAAGCAGGACGAGCGGGTGCTGGACAGTGGCACCGAGTACATGACGGCCTTCGGTAAGCTGGAGGGTCTTGCAGGGCGCTTGATCCTCATGTTCCACATCATCGAGGCACCGTTTGCCCCACAGGTGCAGGTCGATGTGGTGCACAGGGTTGTGAGCCTGATCAAGGGCTATGTGATCCCGGCGTACCGCTACGCCCTGGGTGAGGTGGGCGGGGCGATCACAAACGACTTCGAGCAGTGGGTGATCGACTACATCATCCAGATCAGTGGCGATGTGCAGACCATCGACCTGCGCACCTTGAAGAAGTCAGCACGGCGTCCGTTGGAGGGCAAGACCGACTGGCAGAAGGATCAGGCGGTGATGGACGCCATGCTGGTGCTGGAGCAGGCCGGGTGGGCGGTGCAGGTGGAGAGTGAACTGCACAAGAAGCGCGTGACCTGGGCGATCAACCCGTCGCTGCCGGCCATGTTCAAGGCGTACCGCGAGAAGGTGATCAAGGCCAAGCAGCGCCACGCGGACTACATCTACCGCCACGCCTACGAGAAGGGCTACGAGCGCAAGCTGGTCAAGGGGTATGACCCCGACACGATGGATGAATGAAGAAGGCCCGGGATCACCGGGCCTTTTGCTTCATGCTGCGCCTTGCAGCGGGACGCGGGAGGGGCAGCGTTCATCGAGTTCCCAGCGCCCGATCCAGACCTGTCGAGATGTGCTCGGGTGCACAGGGCTAACCTCGATGTTGCGGGTGCAGGTCTTGCACTCATCACGTCCTGAGCCTGCGCACCGGGCGAAGTCAGCCGGGGCGTATTTGTACAGGTTGCTGGCGGTGATCATGCGTTTCGCTCCTTCAGCGCGGCCTCGATGGCGCGGGCTACAGTGCGGTAGTAGCTTCCAACCGTTTTGCACAGTTCCAGATGTATCGCCTTGATCTCCTCCTCGCTCAACGAGCGCCACTCGCGGCGGGGTGGGTGGGTGAAGAGCAAGTGTTCGCCCTCTGGCAGTGAACCAATGCCATCGCACCAGTCCCAAAGCTCTGCGTGTTGGTCTCCATTCTTCTTGTGCCATGTGCGGATACACGCCACCGGCTCCTGCTCCGGCTGCTCCAGCGCGGCGCGGAGGGCGGCGATGGCCTCGTTTATCTTCCCTGATTGCAAGCCACCGTGGTATGTGTGCCAATGGTCTTGCGCGACTCCCAACGCCTCCAGCGCCTGCTTGGCGGCTTCGCGTAGTGTGGTCATTTCCAGTCATCCTTGCTCAGTTGAGCCTTGAGTCGCCTGATCTCGATCTGGAAGGCGTTGGCCTCACAGGATCGTTCGCAGTGTGGCAGGCCGGTGATGCGGGATTGTGCGATGGCCGTATCGAGGAGTTCACGCAATGCGCGAGATGGTGCAAACCCGTAGGTGTTGCACAGGTTTTGAAACTGTTCGTTCGTCATGCTTGTCCTTTCTTGTCGGGTTGATGATTGGTTCGATGGCTTAAAACTAGAGGGCTAACGGTTAGTTCGGAGCCTTAGTCAGCCTTGGTCTTCGGTCGCCCCCGGGGCCGCTTAGGGGCAGCCGCCACGGGCTCGGGCGTCAGCGCATCGAGCATAGCGGGCGCCAGTGCCTCCAGCGTGCTCAGGACGTCCAACAGCCGCACGGCGGCGGCACTGGGTGCCCGGGTGCCCCCGGTCCATTTGCGCAGCGTGAAGACGGGCACCCCCAGCAAGCCGGCGGCGGCGGGTTCATCGAGACCCCGGCGGGCAATGAACCCTGCGAGGGTTGCAGAAAAGCCCCCGGCGGGGGCACTGGGTGAGGGTTCAGGGTTCATGGCGGATTGATCCTTCAGGGGTCAAAAAAGCCCCCGGGGTGAGCCGGGGGCGGGTTGCAGGGGTCAGGGCTTGATCAGGGATGCGATGAAAAGCAAAAGGGCACGGAGGGCCGCGAATGCCAGTGAGACGATCACGGATAGAGTGATCATTCGATTGCGTCCCTGTAGTCGTCTTCCCATTTCCTGATCATGAGTTCATCCCTCAAGGACTCGTTTTCGGCGAGGGCCTCACCTAGTGCACGCTGCAGTTCATCGATGCGGGCGAATAGGTGCGCAGTGCCCGTGAACCCTTCAGAGTAGGCTAACCGTTCAGCATCGGGAGCGGGCATGGTCAAGAGATCCAGGGGCATGGTTCATCCTTTCACAATGGGGATGATGCGACGTGCCTTCGCATCCGTTACCCGTGCCCGGGTGCCGTGCGCACGGAATCCAACGATGATGCTGCGATCAGCACGAGCGCAGAGCCCGCACGTTTCACACGTCACTTCATCGCGGGTTTGAGCCGGGCATACGATGATGGTCCGCCCGCCCGGAGTGTAGGTTTTCTCGGGCGTGTCCATCGGCACGATTGCGCACACGGGCAACCCGGTTTCAGCCAGTGCGTCAGCTTCCCCCGCATCGTCAGCGGATAGGTTAACGGTGAAGCCCCATCGGGTTGCGTGCTGCGCCCATTCGATGGCCTCAGCGCTTTTCTTGTGGGTGTAGGTGAAGCCCCGGCGCCCCCGGTTAGCCCATACGATGGCACCCAGTGCAACGGGGTCGACGGACTCACCCTCACCCGGCAGATCCCCCGCCACGTTCATGCGCCATAACTGACCCTCAGGCAGTGCGGCAATCGAACGGGTGAGATCCTCAAGGGTGCCCCCGCGTGCGGATACCTTGTCCCATGTCATGCGGGTGTAGTAATCCTCAGCGTAGCAGTCCGCCCGATAGTGTGCGCACGATGGCGGGCACGTCTCACGCTGAGAATAGGTTACGGGGATAGGTCCGGTTTTGCGATTCGATGATTCGAAGATGAAGTGATAACGCATCACTTATCCCCCAGCATGGTCTTAAGTTCTCCCTTGATTCGGCGGGCATCCTCACCCCGCCACGTCCCCGCATTGGCGAGGAAATATCGGGCAATCGAACGGGCATCATCGAACCCGTACCGGTCATTCAATCCATCGAGGTTGCGCATGGCATCGATGTAAGGCACGGCGCCAAAATAGGGTTTTTGCCAGTGGGTGCGAATGTCACGGGCAATCGATGCAAGGGTGCGGGGTGTAGCGTTCATGATCATGCCCCCTTGCGTGCGGACACGCGGACAGTGAAAAAGGGTGCACCCGTTGACGTGTGCGCGGTGATCAACTGGTGCGAGGGATTGAATCGTTCAGCGATGGTCTTCCAATCAATCACTGTCCGCCCTTCGCTGTAGGACACAGCGGCACGGTGTAACGTGCCATCGATTGCTTTCTCACCCGATGCAATCAGGACGTCCTTCAAAGATGATTCCTCAGCGGTCAGGCGTGCGATCTCCGCCTTCACTTGTGCGAGACGGTCTACGGTTGCCGCGATCATGGTGCGGCTATCGGTTGCAGTGTTCATGATGTGATCCTTCACGGTTACGGGTTACGGTTACAGGATGCCCCAAACGTGCAGGGCAATGGGGAGCACGAAACAGGCCGCGACAAGGGCGGCGGTGATCAATTCGAGTGTGAGTCTGCGCATGATGTGATCCTTCACGGTTACGGGTTACAAGGTGCCCGGGGTTGCCCCCGGGCGGGTTGATCAGGCTTCGATGGTCAGGCGGGGAGCGTGGAAATTGCCCTGAAAGGTCCACTCGGTCCCCGGCTTGAAGTAGCCGGGGACTTCACCCTCAAGGCACACGGCACGAGCGTATGCACACGAGCATGGACCTGCCAGAGTGATAAAGGACTCGGCAGGAGTCCAATGCTGCGGGCGGTGAACTTGTGACTCCATCGCATCGTGCAGAACTTTGAACTTGCCGCCGTGCGCCAGCACGACGTCCCCGGCCTTCAGTTGGTGCGTGGACTTCAGCATAGTGGTCACTCCAATCAGACGATGAAGTCAGGGTGAGACGTCACGCCGAAGATGGGCGCGTATTCGAGGAGTGCACTGCGCGACTTGTTCGTGCGGGCGGCACGGATCAGGGCTGACAGTCCACGGGCGATCATGCCCGTGTCCGCACCCAGTGCACGGTACTGCGCCAGCTTGGTGACTTCGCGGATCTCTGACTTGTTCATGATGTGGTCCTTACGGTTACTGTTACAGGGTGCCGCTTCGATGCGGTAGAGAGATCATAACACGATGCGAACCCAGTGGGTCAAGCACTTTTCGATGTAAGAATTGCGCTACCAGGGAGCACGGTTCTTACAGCGATGTAAGGTTTCCGGGGGTGTTTTGAAACCCTGACCCACTGGGATTACGGGTTTTCACATCATGAAACCAGACGCTGACGATGACAAAAGTGCCTTTTGGTTCTAGGGGTCGGTTTTTGAAAAGCCAGAAAATAAGTACCCTTTCGAAAATGCTCTATCTTGGGGGTCGCATGCGCGAAAGGCACACTTGGCATCGTCAGCGTCTGACCCCCGATCCTGACCCACTGGGTGCACGGATTCCCTGAAATTCCCCCGGATTCGTCCGGGCACCCTGACCCACTGGGTGCACCCCTCGAACCCCCATGAACCCCTGACCCACTGGGTGCAGTGACCCACTGGGTGCACGGTTGCGCACCCCTTCCCACTGGGTCAGCATGCCCCCGGGGTGCACCCACTGGGTCAGGGCACCCGGCTAGCCGGGGTCAGGGGTGCCCGGGGTGCCCGGGGGC